ATAGGGTGTGCCAGTTGTAAATGGTTTCATAAAGGTGTAAGCGTCAGTCACAATCACTGTGATTTTCAAGGGTGTTATGACCATTATTGGGATACACGAGAACGAAGAGCAAATGGTAGAGAAGAAGGTAAGTGTTATAGTTTTGAATTAAAAGAAAGATAATATGGCACGTCCAAAGAAAGATTTGGGAGTAGCCTTTGCTATTGTAGCTAAGGGAGATAGATGAGAAGTAAGATATGCAGAAAATGTTGGGAAGATAAGCCATTATCTGAGTTTTATATATCCAATAGTAGCAAAGACGGTTATTATTCTTATTGTAAAGTTTGTGATAGTGTTATTAATAGAGATTGGCGAAAATCAAACAAGGAATTGTGTCGTGTCTATTCGAGAAGAAATGTTGATAAAAAGAGACAATTTTACACAGATTATAAAAAAGAGTTAAAATGTCAGGAGTGTGGTGAGAATCATCCGGCTTGCTTGGTGTTTCATCACAGAGACCCTAAAGAAAAAGAATTTGATATTGGAGACGGTTTTTGGTCGAAATCTGTGGAACGAGTAATGAATGAAATTGCCAAATGTGATGTTCTCTGTGCTAATTGTCATAAAAAATTACATTATAATTTGAGGGATAGTATTTAATGGCCCGACCACGAAAAGATTTAGAAAAAGCTTTTTCATTAGTCGCTAAAGATTTAATTGCTAATGGGAAGGATATTTCTGATGTTGGTGTAATCCTTGGTGCACTTGGTGAGGACAGTCTTAAATGGCTTAAAGACCTAAAAGCGGAATGTACCACAGTTGATGAGTTTATTGAGATTGCCAGGCAGAGGGCTGACATTGCCTTAATAGTGGCAGCGGTTAAATGTGCTTTGGGTTATGAATATCAAGAGGAAGATAAAACCTATCGAAATATACTTAATAACAGGGATGGGACAGGTGCTCCCGTGATGAAAGAAGTGATTGATGGTAGGAAGGTTAAGACTAAAAGAGCATTACCTAATGAGGCATTATTGAGGTTTATCCTGAAATGCCGCCTCCCAGAGTACTTTACTGATACTCAGAGAATTGAGATAAACAAGAAAACGATTGAAATAAAAGAGATTGCTCAAAAAGAAATAGAGAGTTTTGCTGGGAAATTACTTGAAGCAATAGATGTTAAAACCAAAAGCTAAGATATTTGATACGCCAGAGGGGTTTTATAAAGCAATACCTACTCAGATACAGGAAAATATAAAGTTTCGGATTGAGTTGCATAAGTTACTTGCAACAGACAAAACCCTACAACAAATATTCCTTGAGTTATGTAGAAGGTATTACCCCATTTTTTTCTCAAGCACGGCGTGGACGTTAAATCCACAATTATTGCCTGGTGAAAGGAATCAGCCGTTTATACTTAGGCCAGCACAGATACCGGCAGTTGAGCGGCTGAACTGGTGTATAGATAATAAACGGGATGCAGGTCTAAATAAAAGTAGAAAACAGGGTGCATCAGAAATTTGTTGTAAATTGTTTACCGCAAAGGCGTTGTTGGAATCAGATTCTCATTTTATTATTGGCTCAAGAAAAAAGGAGTTGGTCGACAATTCTGGTGACCCAACTACTTTATTCGCCAAGATAGACTCTGTGTTTGATTATTTACCTTCCTGGTGGCTTGAGTTGACGGGATATAATCCCAAGACTTGTCGAAAGGATATGAATTTGGTAATTCCTGCTACAAATTCTTCTTTTTCCGGCGACACCACTAATGAGAACTTTGCAGCAGGTAGCAGAGGAACTGCTCTTCTTCTGGACGAATTTGGGAGACTTGATACTACGACTGCAAAATCTATTGAAGGTTCCGTGCATGACGTAGCAGATTGTGTAATATACTCATCTACTCATTGGTATGGTTTGAATCATCCCTTTAATCTTTGTTTGAATAAAGAGACTACTGAGTTTATAGAGTTGATATGGTATGATTCTCCTGTCGAAGCTCCTGGACTTTATGAAACGCCTGAAATGGGGGAAATTACTTTGGTTGATGTTGAGTGGTGGAGACAGAATCATCCAGAAGTGTTAGAATATGCTATAAGTTGATGAGTACAATCTTATATAAAAATCAGAAATCTGTTAAAATAAATTACCAAGCTCTGCCAGACCACTTAAAGATATTGATGGTGGCAGATGGATTGAAAGGTATCCCCTCTCCATATCGCTCACCTTGGTTGGATGAACAGGAAAGGAAAAGAAGAGGTAACAAGAGAGACTTTTTCTGTAATTGTTTGGCTGTTGCGTTGGGTTCAGCGGATAGTCCTTTTGACCACACAGTTCTTGAGGATATTAAGAAAAGAGATATTTGTGAACCTGACTATAGAGGAGAACTTCACGCATCCCAATACTCTAATGGTTTGATGAACACTGAGGATGTGTGTTTTATGCCTGGGATAATGGGAAGATTCAAATGGTGGGGAAAACTGCCATTTGGTAGACCGGAGCAGCGGCATAACTATATTATTGCGATTGACCCATCATACGGTCTGGGTTCCGCCAACTCAGCTATGATGGTATACGACAGGAATACCTACGAGCAGGTGGGGGCGTGGGCAGATGCTAACACCAAACCAGAAACGTTGGCTGATATTGTTGTGGCGATAGCCTATTGGTGCGGCGGTATCAGGCCAACCTATATAATTTGGGACGCTGGTGGTGGTTGTGGTTCTATGTTTACTGAGAGATTGGTATTTCATAATTATCCATATGTTTATACACAACGTAGAGAGGATTCCAAAACAAGGAAGATAACCCAAAAATGGGGGTGGATTGGGGGATTGAAACCCAAAGATGCCCTGTTGGGGGGACTTGCAATAGCTCTTAGTTGTGGTCTTATGGGTGAGAAAACAGAGTACAAATCAATTATAATCCACGATGAGTACCTGCTTGACGAGTTATTCGATTATGTGTTCAGGGACAGTGGGGCGGGTGCTGTGGTTTCCAAGAAGGCCGATTTGAGTACTGGTGCTTTGGAGAGGCACGGTGACAGGGTTATAACCGCTGGGTTGGCTGTGTTGGCCTGCAAGGAGCAACTGAAAGGTAATTATGAAAAAGCAGAAAACCCACCGATTAATTCGTTTCAGGCACGGTTTAATAAAGCTAATGATGAGAAGAAGAAGGAAGTATTCAGGGTTCGTAGATTTTTATTTTAGGGGACAGAAAATGAAATTTAAGAAAGTATATGACGAGTTTGTTTATAAATTACAAAGTATTTTGCAGGCAACTTTGGATGATTATACTGAAGTTCATTTAGGAAAACCAAAACAATACTTTGTTAAGTTTAGTAAAGATAGTCCTTATAAATTTGAGTTTATTGTTTTTAATAATGATAAGATTCTATTTAGTTATAGTATTGCCTCAATACTTGATGCACTTGAAAGACCGCCGCAAGCGTGTTATGATATGATTGTTAGTCAATTATTGTTGACAAAGCATTTTGTTAAAAGTTAAATTTTTTGCTAATAGGGTTTGATGAATGCCTAACAAAAATAAGAAATTTTTATACGATAATGGAACTGGAGAGGATAGAAAGTTTGAAGTCCGATGTCAGAAGCTTGTTCAGGCGTGGCAGAAACGACAGGAGGAGCCACTCAAGAAGAGGCAGAAACTTCTTGCTCTTTGGGCTTCGGGTTTCTTTGATGGTGGGTATGGACGGGAGCACTTGATAAACCTCATAGATAGGGGCGTGTTCACTATAGTCCCTTATCTTGTGGAAGGTAACCCTAAAATTCTGGTCGAGACAAAGATAGCAAATTGTCGACCCTGGGCTTTTACCACACAGTTAGCCCTAAACTTTATTCTTGACAAGATGAATTTTGCGGAAAGTGTCTTAATACCCGCTGCTATAAACTCAATGTTTGGTGCAGGTATCACTCGAACCTTTACCGAGTATGACAGGGTTATAAATCTTGAAGATGATGCTATAAAATATGGTAAACAGGTAATACGGGTCATCGATGATGCCGACTACATAGGTGACGTTGCGGCCAAGACAAGGGGCGATTTTATTCTTGAGGGGGATATTTACAAACTTCCTACGGATTATGCCAAAGACCTGTACTCCAAGTTTGCAGATGATATATCTTCTGATTGCAAATTGACAAGTGAGTACCACCCTGAGAAGATTTCAAATGGTGAGTGGGATTTGAACAGGTTATCTTTGAGGGAGTACACCTCCTTTATAGACTTGTATCTATATGATGAAGGAATTACCATTACCATAATGCCATATGGTAAAGAGGCTAAGATTCTTCACACTGTTGAGGAGGATGGCCCTGGTGGTTCTCCATATGATTTCTTGGGGTACAAGTTCTTCCCAGGTGCCACATATCCAATCCCGCCTGCGTGGGCGTGGCACGACCTTGATGTCACAATGAATATACTTGCCAAGACTGCAAGGGAGCAGGCCGAGAGCCAAAAGGATATAATTGCAGTTCAACCGGCAAATAGGGAATTTGCCAAGAAGATTGTGACTGCCAAAAACCTTGATGTTTTAGAAGTTGCAGACCCGAAAACAGGTATTGACAAACTCTCATTCGGTGGCGTTAATCCAGACAATTATAATTGGATGATGTTCGCTGAGCAATCATTTACTAAGACAGGGGCTAACCCAGATGTTCTTGCCGGTAGGGGGGCACAGGCTCCTACCCTTGGTCAAGAACAGATGGTATTTGAAAATGCTTCTCGTATTGTAAACAATATGAATACTCGTTTTCAGGGATTTATGACGAGTATTATAAATAAATTGGCTTTTAAGGTACTACAAGACCCATCCGAGTATATTCCACTGATGCACCAAATACCAGGTGTCGGGGATTTGCCCAGAGTGTTTTCCTCTGCTGACAGGGTTGGAGACTTCTACGACTTTGTATTCAACATTAAACCGTATTCCGCACAGAGAAAGTCACCGGAGGTTCTGGGGCAGCAACTTATGGCCTTTATGACCCAGTGGGTATTGCCAACATACCAGTTTGCTGCACAGCAGGGTGCTGAACTTGATGTGCCTACTGTCACAAGGATACTCAGTGAGTATATGGGGTTTGAGAATTTCAACCAGTTCTATCGTACAGCAATACCGCACGAACTTGACGGTGTGGGATATGTGATGGAACCGTTTGGACAACAGCAAAGACCCAAGGGGCCAAATGTAGGCAGTAAGTCACCTGGGCAGACCAACGACACTTTTGGAAGCTCTGAATCATCGAGAACCGCTAATATGCAACAACAGCAAAAGCGAACTGGTGGGGGAACAAAATGAGTAAAATCGTAAGGAGATTGGTTGATGTAATAGGAATATGTTTGTTCATATCATTACTTGTTTTTGGTATAGTGGGTTCGTGTGAAAATAAGGTATCAAAGTTACCATTAGAAAATGTAGTTCAAATTAAAGTTGTTAGTACTGAGGTAGACTGGTATACAAACGAATTTGTTAAACTACAAGGAACGGGAATATTTATAAAAGATGATTTAATTCTTACCGCTGGACATATTATAGATGGCATATCTGATGCTAATATAATTACTGTTGACGGAAAAGAGTATAAAGCGAAATCTTGGTATCTGGAAATAGAAGCAGATATTGGGTTTATCGAAGTTGACACCAATGATATTGAGAGTACATTGTCTTTTGATAATGCCAAACTTGGTGAGGATATTTGGATATATGGTAATCCTTATGGGGTTTTTCCTGTATTGACTAAAGGTATTATTTCTGCTATTGGTGCGTTAGATAACTATACTTCCACTAAGAATATGATAATTACCGATGCTGCTACAAATGGTGGAAATTCAGGGTGTCCTATTTTTGATGGAAATGGAAATATACTTGGTATCTTTTCCTGGCATTATATTTATCCCGCTACCGAGGGAATGAACTATTTTTGTCGGAGTGAAGTAATTTTAGCGTCTTTAAGAAAATACGAAGCTATAAAATATCTTGAAAGGTTAGAATGATGCCGTGTCCGCATCTTAAAAGAAAGAAAAAGGGTAATCCAGGTAAACGTAAGAAACACACACCAATTACCAGTGAGGCACAACGTGGTTTGTTTGGTGCAGAATTAGCAAGAAAGAGAGCAGGCAAAAAAGGTAAGACTGGTATGAGTGAGGCTGAGTTGGCTCGTCACTTGGAGGAATCTGGTGGTAAGGATTTGCCAGCAAGAGCAAAGTTGAAACGCAAGAAGAAATGAAAATAAACAAAAAGTTTGGTGACAAGATTTATCTTGAGTGGATTGATGCTTATACGAATGACGGTTGGAAATCTGTGGAAGATTCTTTGAAATTAGATAATGAAAGATTTTGTTATACTAATGCTTTTTATATTGGTAAAAAAAATGGATTTTTAATAGTGTGCCATACCATAGGAAAAACTGCAAAAAATGATATAATGGGTAGATTACATATTCCAGAAAAATGGATAAGAAAGGTTAAATAATGACAGCGACTAAAATTTGTACTAAATGTAAAGAGAAAAAGTCTCTGTCAGAATTTTGGAAGAATAAGACTGGAAAGGATGGGCTTTTTACTCAATGTAAGTCTTGTATGTCTATTGTCAATATAGACGCTACTAAAAAATATAGAAACAAAAATCCATGGAGAGCACGTCTTGTATTATATAATAAACGTCATAAATCTAAGTTGGAAGAAAAAGGTATAATCAATTTGTTTGATAAGCAAAATAAAACTTGTGCGTTGTGTGGTTTAGAATTAGATAGTTCTTGGGGGACAGGGGATATTCATTTAGACCATATAATTCCACGTTGTGTTGGTGGTAAAACAGAAATAAAAAATATACAAATTTTGTGTCCAATGTGTAATATTGGAAAACATAAATGGACAATCTTAGAATATATTGCTCATTGTGAGCGTGTGAGTATTTTTAACAAAAAGGAGAATTAAATTGGCGGCGACTTGCGATGTTAGTATAATTGTTGAGTTAATGGGCCTGGGTAAAAATCAGACCTTTACTGATAAAGGAATTGATGGTACTACTCCTACAGCAGCAACATATAATTATCGTGTAATAGTTGATGGTGCTTTAGCTACCCCAGAGGCTTTGGACTTAGGTGATGTGGCGACTGAAACAATTTTGGTTATTAGGGCTATAGACTATGACCTTGATGTTGATTTGGATTATGTTGGTGCAACTTTTGATGTAGATTTTACAGTCAAGGCGGGCGAACCTGCTGCTGTAATTCCTAATCCTGCTGGTATTATATATGTTAATAATCATACTGCTACTGAAACACCAGCTTATGAATATCTTCTGATTGGGACTACTTAAAATGATAGAATTATTTAATTGTAAGACATGCGATTTTGTTAAAGAGTATCCTAATGAGGATTCACCAACTCAATGTCCTGAGTGTGGTAGTAAGTGGTATCTAATAAAATTCATTACGAAACCGAGAATCAAAGCAAAATTTGTCAGTATAGGATACAAAGATACACCAAGATATTCAATAACATTAGGAGTGTCAGAGATACAGATTGAGGAGGCAAAGCGACTGCACCCTTGGGTCGATTGGAAAAAATTCGGGCACAGTTACCGCCCTTTAATTAAAAATCGTACTGATAAAAAGAGATTAATGCGAGAGGCAAATTATGAAGAATTTTCGCCCAAGGATTTCAAGGGCAGAGGCAGATAAAAATTTTTGGAGGCAGGGTTAGATGAAGCCATTACAGAAGAACATTTTAGTTAAGAAATTAACACGTGACCAACTTGGAAAGATTGTGATGCCCGACTCAGTTGAGGATGATTGGTTTAGGGGCAAGGTTATCAGTGTCGGCCCTGATGTTGAAGGGGAGATTGAGGCAGATGATGTTGTTATATTTCCTCCGCCTCCGCCACACTTGGGAGAGTACCCGACTGTGGGAGATGAAGGTTACATTATTTTAAGTGAAAATATGATTCTGGCCAAGGAGGGTTAACTTATGGCCTTTCCTTTACAAAAACAAATAGTTGATGTATATTTAAAAGGAAATACTATTAGAGAAACTGCTGACCTTTTGAACTGTAATAAGTCGTATGTAGGTAAGGCGGTTAAGAAAGCGGGAGTTAGTAGAGGGGACAAATACAGAACTACTATTACAAAAAATAAAACTAAAGTTTGTCCAAAATGTAAAAGAGAAAAAGATAAAAGTGATTTTTATGATTCAAAAAGAACATTAGATGGGAAGTATGGATGGTGCAAGAATTGCAAGATAGATGGATTAAAAAATAGCACGTTAAAATTTCGGTATGGGTTATCTACAGTTGATTATAACAAAATATTTGGAAAACAACAAGGATGTTGTGCTGTTTGTGGTATTCATCAGTCTGAGTTGAAAAAAGCTTTGGGTGTTGAACATAATCATTTGACGAAGGAAATTAGAGGTTTAACGTGTCCTGCTTGTAACTGGGGATTAGGCTATTTTCGTGTTGATGAAAAAGGTATTGAATTATTACAAAAAGCAATTAACTATTTAAGGAGACGGAAATGAACGAAGATAACAAATGTCAAGTATGTCTTTCTGAGGGGTTCAAGTCAGGAACTTTAGAAGATGGTGTTTGTGGGATGTGCAGGAAATTATGGCCTGGGGCTAAGACACCAGAGGATAGAAACAAAAAGAAGAAACCCGAAGTAGAAAGTCACGAAGCAACTGTCAAAGAGTTAGTTACTAAACAAGTCAATGAGTTGTTGGAATCCTACGGTATCTTGCATAGATGTTTGACTTGCAGTAATTTGTACTTCAAGCGTTCCCCCGCCCAGAAATCTTGCGGATGTGATAAGGAGGTTAAATAATGAGTGACAAAGAATTTAACTCCTATATTGAAAGTGCAGACGACCCAGCCGCTGAGTTGGAGGGTGATGTTAAAGAAGGAGACGAGCAAAAAGAAGAGCAGAAGTTAGATGTTAAAATAGATGATGTTCCCACATCCTCTGGTGAGAAGGAGGAGAGTGGGGAAGAGGTCGTTGCAAAGATACAGAGAGAAGTGTTAGGGCAACCAGACCCCAAAGAGAAAGAAGAAGATGGCACTGATATACCAGATGCGTTTACCAATGCATGTTTAGAACAAGGTTGGTCGGAAGATGAGATTAAAGAATTTGCGTCTGACCTTGATGATGCTGCATTACTTGAGTTAATACCAGAGTTGTTAGACAAGGAGGATGAGCAGAAGAAATCGGAACTTGACAAAGGTCAG